ATACACAATGTTGGGATGGATCTTGGGTAACTTGGAGTCAGACTTGTCCAACAATACCTCCACCAATTACTTGTTGGGATAATTCAGTAATTCCTTATAATCAAACTTGTCCTGCCACGCCACCAGATATTGTTTGTTGGGACGGTCAGGTAATATCTTGGGATGCTACCTGTAGGCAAGTTCCCCCACCAATAGAGTGTTGGGATGGATCGCTTGTAAACTGGGATGCTCAATGTACCCCAGTTCCACCTAACATTATTTGTTGGGACAATTCCACAGTTTTATGGAATCAAATATGCCCTATAGAGCCAACTCCTACTGCCAGCCCTGAGCCACAGCAATCAGAATCACCGCAGCCAACATTAGAACCGTCACCCCAGCCATCAGAGCCAAGCCCACAGCCATCAGAAACTTCTGAACCGCCTTTAGAACCTTCACCTACTCCAACTCCTTCAGAATCTGAATCAGTGGTTCCAGAACCTGAGCCAAGTCCGACCCAATCTCTTGAGCCAGAGCCTTCAGCTCCATCAGAACCAACTCCAAGTCCAGAAGAGAGTCCATCTCCCGATCCAGATCCTGAAACCACTGATCTTCCATCTAATAATGATATCATAGATGCTGCGGTAGAAGATGCTGTTTTGGACGGCACGATATCAGATGCCGATACAGAGGAAATTATTGGAAACTTACTTGCAGACGGTAATATCTCAGATGAAGAACTTACAAACCTATCTGACACACTAACATCTGATGGAGAATTAACACAAGATGACAAGGAATTACTTGCAGATGTGCTTGTAACACAGGCAGATGGAGAAGCAATTAGTTCAGAAATGATTGATGAATTAGGCTTAGATTTTGAAGACCTTCCTGAAGATCAGCCAGTATCCTTAGAAAATGGAGTAATCTTGCTTGCTGTAGTTGCAGATGCTCTAGAAATATTCTCAAACCCATCAGAGATCCTTGGAGCAGTGTTTACAGACCCAGGAAAGGCTCTCACAGCCGTTGCAAACATCGGTGAGGATATGACAGATACTACCAGAAAAGAGTCTCAGAAGGTCGTTATAGCAGCCGTAATCGCTGCACAGGTTTTAACGACAGCTAGTATGGTTGGGAGGGTGAGATAAATGAAAAAGTGGATTGTAGATAGATTTCGTGAAATGTTAAACCAAACATTCACCCTATTAGGTATGTTTATTGCTTGGGTAGTTTTAACAGGCAGTGCAAAAATCGTAGTAGGTTGGGCAATACTTTGGTCAATAATTGTTTGGTTAATTTCTATGGGTTTAAGAGAACAAAAAGAAAAAGAAGGAGATGAATAATATGACAAAAAGAAAAGTAGATTTAATAGACACTGATACAGAAACTGGAGAAGAAGTAATTGGGTCTTCAGCAGTAACTAATCTGTGGAACATTCTTTTCAGAATTGTTGCAGTATTTGCAGCGTCAGGACTATCAATTATAGGTGCAGGTTCGCTTGTAGGAATTGATACAATGACGGCAGTTATTATGGCTGGCACTCTAGGAGTTGCTAATGTCATTGAAAAACTTGCAAGAGCATTCCTTGATGACGGTAAGCTAAGTGCTTCTGAAATCAACTATGCCTTTAGTGCTGTTGATAAAAAGGCAGAATAATATATAATTAAATTAGGAAGACCAAGGTGATTCTCACGACCATCTTGGTCTTTCTTGTTGTATAATATACTTATGAATAATATTACAGAAGGTGACTTTGTAACAGGAGATACCGTAGACGGTATCATTACAGGTCGTGTAGAGCACATTATGAATGAGGGTGGAACTCTTGGAACTCCAGGAGAAGAATACGCTCTTGAGTCAATGCCACCAGAAAACCCAGCTATGTCCGTTAGAGTTTATGAAGATGAAGATGGAGAATGGATGCCAACTCCATACAGCATTGGTATGATGTACCAAGATGCAAAAAAGGTAGAAGTTAATGTAATGATAATGAATGATATGGCAAAAGCAGATATCAATCTTACTCCTAACTCTGGAATGAAAAGTGCTGCTGCCAGAGCACTTGCTTGGCATAAAGAAGGTAAGCGTGGTGGTACGGGTGTAGGTCTTGCAAGAGCAAACCAAATCGTAAATGGTGAGAACCTATCTGAAAGCACTGTTGCTCGTATGTATTCATTCTTTTCACGTCACGAAGTAGATAAGAGAGCCACTGGATTTAGTTCTGGTGAAGAAGGTTTTCCAAGTCCAGGTAGAGTTGCTTGGGACTTATGGGGCGGTGACGCTGGTTATTCTTGGTCAAGAGCTAAGTGGAACAGCATTAAGAGTAGAAGAGAAAACAAAATGAATAAGAGCATTTGGTCTGGTTCTCCATTTAGTGGTTTAAAGTAATGTACGAGTATCATATCAAAAAGGTATTAAAGGTAGTTGATGGTGATACTATTGACGTTGATATTGATCTTGGCTTTGATATTTCATATACACAAAGAGTAAGATTAGCTGGCATAGATACCCCAGAAAGCCGTACAAAAGACCTCAAAGAAAAGGCTTTAGGTCTAGAATGCAAAGATTTTGTAAGTAAGAAGATCAAGGCTGCAACCACCATTACAATTAAGACAGAGAAGCCAGATAGTTCAGAAAAGTATGGACGTATTCTAGGGTGGGTATATTTAGATAACGCCTCTAAATCATTAAATGAATTAATGATTGATAATGGATATGCTTGGAAATATGACGGTGGCACAAAGAAAAAAGACTTTGATGAATTACTGGCTAAAAGATCTACTTCTTAACCTTTCCATCTATTAAAAAACACTTGTCGCAAAGATCACGATTATCTTTTTTTGAATTAAACCAAATCATAAGTTTCTTTGCTCCACAATCATTACATATTCTATTTGACATTACACTCCTACGGCGTTTCGGCGAAAACCAGAACAACAATGCAGGACATCCTGCATATATGTGACATATGACACACTATAAATGTGACATAGATTACTAATTATATAAACTATCTATTGGACCCTTGCAAGATGGTGAGAGCTCTATTGCAGCAGAAACTGCTGTGTAGGCTCGTTTCTCTGGAGATTTCCAAGAAGCGGTGGTATATAAAGAACCAAGAGCAATAGATGAACCTGACCCAATAGCCATATGCTCGCACTCTGATACTTGCCAGTCTTGGGTATCTACAAAAAATAACTTTCCAGATACACCCACAAGAAATGATGCATGAGCATTTTCTTTTAGGTCTACCCCAGAATCATTTAATGCTTTGCGTACCGCAGTTACCCAAGTAGTACGCATAAACTTATCGATATTAGCCCTTGGCGGTGTAGGCAGAGCCATCCAATGAAGTAATTGTCCTGTTCCTGGAGAATCGGCGTATCCAATAAGATACTTATCATTTATCTTAATCTTAGGCACACTCATTGAAGTAATAACATCATCATCTGATAATCCACGTTCTGCTGCCATATAGACATTATCGCCATCTGAGATGGCTACAATACAAGTCACTTTAGAAACTCCGCAGGTATAACAAGCCAGTTATCTGGATTTTCATTGTTCCACTTATCAATAGCACCTTTAATGATATTACGTTTTTCTTCCAAAGTTAATTCCCTACCCATTTGTGTTTCAATGTTTGGCATAGAAGCCATAACAATGTTCATAAATTCTTTGATGTTCATTATTTTCCATTTTTCTTATGATTTTGGGGGGTAGCAGATGAAATATTACTGTTATCCATATAGTACATATAATACTTAACAAACCACTGTTCATAATCTTTATCATCAAGAAATGGACCAATGTCTTGTTCGTGATCAACCATAGCTTGCTTTACTAGAGCAATAATATTACTTTGATGCATTTACAATCCATTCTGATTTTTCGGCGGTAGGAGGAATATCTCTCAATGATAACCATATAGTCAATACAACTATAGTCAAGTATAAACATAGGGCTATTAAGGCATATTTTTTATTAGAGTATTTCTTCACAGATAAATGATATCAGAGAATTGTCTGATTGTCCATAGTAATTTGCTTTGCTCATTTCTAGTGCTAATTTCCGTCCAAAATATATACACACAACCTGTGGATAACTTGTGGAAAACTATGATAAAGAACCTATAAGATATTATATACGAATACTTGCATAATATTTGCATAATATATGTGTAATTGTGTGCATCCAATCGTAATCGTAATGTTATAAATATACCCTTGACTTGTTATATTCCCTTGAATTTAAAGAACTTTCGTAATATGTTATAGAAAATACCTTGACATATTCATCAAAATGTGCATAAAAAAGATGCATAAAACGTGCATAAAATGCATAAATTATGCATAAAAACTGCATAAAAGTATCAGAAAAGATAGAATTGTTAATCATTTTTAAAAGGTTTTATATGCATCATATATCTCATTGCATTTTATACAGGTTATATAGGTGGTATTGGATATATTTCTGACTACCCCCATTTTGTGTCCAAATATAAGACAGATTAATTTGTTAAACATTATCAAACTTCCCGTGAATTTTTGGCTTGGTTCGTAATGTCTGGTTTTAATTCTTTAGGGTCGGTGGTGTTTAATAGCTTCTCCATAGGCTCTCTGATATATGCAATAGGAACATCATATATACCTATATCAGTCCACTTGTTTAATATAGCTAAACAATCTAATATACCATCTTCATATGATTTACTCATATATTTTCCAACTTCCCGTGAATTTTTTCATTTGTTCGTAATGTCTAATTTTAATTTTATAGGGTCGC